ACGTGCGGCTGACGGGGAGGAAAGAAACGACCGAGTCGGCTACCACGGCTGGTCGCCGCCGTCCGGCGAAACCTCGGGCGGCTCCCACTCGGCGGTGAGCGGCTTGTATCCCTTGATCTCGTTAACCTTCTCCCCGTTGTCCTGCCGCTCACGCACCTTCACGACGGCCACGAGCGGCTTGTTGTGCAGCTCAGACGAGTCCTTCGGTGTCATGACCTCGACCGCGCGGCAGATGGCCGAAAGCGTCCCGCGCGAGATGTCCACCGCCTGCTGGTTCGGGTTGACCAGGTTCAACCGGTCAAACAGCGTGCGGTTTTTGTACTCGCCTCGAATCACCTGGAATTTAAACTCCAAAAACTTCCCGTTGCCAGCCTTAGTCGGCTTCATCTCGCTCGTGGTGATAATCACCGCGTACTCGCCTGCCGGCAGAACCTCGAACGTGCCGGTTGGCTCGACGTCGTTCGCGTCGAATTCCGGCAAAACTGCACCCAAATCAGCCATTGACCTTTCCTCCCTTGGAAGAACCGTTACGAACAACGCCGTCGATGTTGCCGTTGGTTGAGGTCGCCTTTTTCACCGCAGCGGCGTAGGCATCCCAGTCCAGCGGCAACACGTCAGGCAACTCAAGCCTGCGTTTAGCGAGATGCGTCGGCATCTCGCAGGTGTGAAGGACCCGTTTACCGGATCCGAGGGCCCGGATCCGCTTTTGACCAAACCCGCCCTCTTCGACTTTCGTGTCGACCTGGTAGCGAGCGAACAGGACCTCGTCGCACCATTCTTGAAGCAGAGGCGAAACGCTCTTGTGTAGGTCCGGTTCGTACCGGTCGTAGGTGTCGGTGTCAGGGTCTTGAAACTTTGTCACCTTGGCGTGAGCAAGGATCACGACCCCCATGTTCTTTGTTGCGCGGATCTGGTCCAGCGTCTTAAGAACAAACTCCCATGCAGACAAAGCGAAGCTGTATCCCTTGCCGTAGCCAATCTCTTCGATACTCGCCTTGCCGTGTTTGGTGCTGACCGCTTTGTGGATAATGCGTTCCAGCGCGTCTGCGGTATCGATCACGATTGTTTTGTAGTCGTGGTCTTGGCTGAGCAAATCGCTCAACCAACTATTGAACCTGCCGAAGTCGTCAATGAGCGGCGAGCGGTCGACTCCGATGTCGTCGAGCCCGTCTTCGGTCGCCAGGTAGATTGGCTTCGGCGCTCGCGACGGCCAGGTGCTTTTGCCAACTCCGTGGCCGCCGTAGCAAAAAATCCTCCGCGGCTTCGGCCGCACGCCCGTAATAACGTCTGCAAGCATTGTTTCCTCCAAAAAACCGTCTCAAATAAGGACTGTTCAGCACTTATTTTTTACAGTCGCAGGAAGAGGGTGTCAAGCTCTCGCCTCCCCTTGCCACGACGCGAACCCACTCGGTGTTCCTGCTGCCGGGGTTCCACTCCCATTCGCCGCTCAGGTTCCGCCAGAAGTAGAGCGTGCAAAACTTGTCGCCGTCCCAGACTCGGCAGAAAGCACAGCTTGGGCCGTCGGTGTACCACTCCCACCGTGACGGCGCTCGCCTGGTCGTTTGGCGTTCGCCCTGCCACCCTCGGTCGATTAGCCAGGGCGACTCAAACGGCTTGTCTACCTGTGCCTCCGTGTACCAATGTGTGTGCTCAGGCTCAGGCTTTGGCTTTGGCGGGTCGGGCACGGGCAGCATTCGATCTTCCTGCCGGCGTCGCTTCTCGCTGTAAAACTGCCGGTCGTCTTCGCGGTGCCAGTCCAGGTCTGGTTGTTTAGGGGTGTTCATTTGATTCTCTTCGCCCTCCAGGAAGCGTTGTCGGGAACCCAACTTGGCTTGTCGTGCCGCGCCCATTCGATCGCAATTGCTGCATCACGAATTCCCGGGGGCGCTGGCAGTTCCCACGCCTTGCTCTTGCGTTTCTCGCGCCAGAATGCACTCACAAGCCACGTCGGCCTGGCTTTCGTTTTGTATCGCATGAAACCACCCTCCAGGAAAGGAACGTCATTCCCACCACCAACGCCATCAAAAACCAGTCCATGAGCTGCTCCTTTCGTTTGTTTCGCCCCTGCGACGGGCTCCGTCCCCTCCACCGCCTGGCTCCTAGCCGCTTGCGGTCCTTCGTTCCCCTCCGCGGGCGAAACGAACCGGTTTAGCACCCGTTATAGACCCTATTGTCGACCGATGTCAAGCGATTCTGTAAAAAAACTCGTATAGGCGCTTGTAGGGGACCGAAAAGGGGCATACGATAGCAGTAGACCGTGACCATACGTGTCGCAGAAAGGGGAGGAAAGAGGCGGCGGTGCTGTTAGAAACTTGGGCTCGGCAAGTGCGGGAGATGGAGTAATGATCATCAAGTACGACGGGCGGAAATGGGTTCTGATTAGTGGCGGAACCAGAACTGAGTTCGCCACCAAATGGGAGTTGGAGGACTACATGGAC